ACGAACCTCCCGGTTCCATGAATGGTGAGCCTGCCTGTACTACTGCCACTGGGGGAGTAATACGGTCTGGCAGGTGAGGGAATGCAGTAAGTCCTGCATCCTTGAGTGTCTGTGCAAGCGCTGTGCTGACTGTCATTAGCTCGCTCATGCAATACCAAACCCAACGAAACGCTTGAGTAGTGGATACGCGCCAACCATTGGGTCTCTTGCGATACGAATTGCAGAACCATCAAAGGTTGTGAACTGAGCTACACCGTTAGGAGCGTTCCTACGGTGGAATAGCTCGCTGCCAACCTCAAGGTACGCACGCTCAAGCACCAGCTCTGGCACAGTGGCATTGCCAACGTATCCATCAACTAGTGCAATCGCTTGGTCAACGCAGGACTCAATGTAAGTCAAGTGCTCGTCGGTACCGTTTACGTAATCCTTGAGGTCAGCAGCAATCATGACTTAGCCTCAGGCAACAACGTCTACTGGAACAATGCCCTGTGGGAACAAGTCTGCAATAGCTGCAAACATGTAGACAGAGAAGTCCTTGCTAAAGTTGATGATGTTTTCATCCTGTAGTGAAACAACAGGAGAAGTGAACATCTTGATAGCGGACTTGTTCACGAACGCAGGGTCAGCAGTCAGACCGGGAACGTATACAACAGGTACGTTGACCAAACGGCCACCAATACCAGTTACGTCAAGGTTGCCAATGGTGTTGTTGCCAGCACCGTTGATTGCAAAGACTGGACGTCCCTCTACGTCAACAAGGTTGAGAAGCTTCTTGAAGTCAGCCTTGCCAACAACAAGAGCGTCAAGACCAAGACCGTTAGCTGCGAACTTGTCAGCAGCGTCAACAGTGGCTTCTAGCCATGCGAGGTACTCAGTACCAACAGCAACGTCTACCTTGTTTGCTGCCTGAGCAGTAACAAGAGCGGTGTAGTCAGCCTTGATGAGAGAGTTAAGACGCTTGCCAGTCTCAACAGCCATTAGCTGTAGGGAAGCGTTAAGCATCTCAACAGAAGAGCGCTCAATCTCGATACGGGTTAGCTGAGTGTAACCACCGTAAGCCTTGATGTCTGCATACTTGGTTTCCTTAGCGATCTTGCCGAACTGTGCGTCTGCACCTTCTGCAATCTCGTCAACAACAAGAGTGTTGCTCTTGAGCTGTGCGTACTCAACCTGCATACCTGTTGCTGGAAGAGCAGCAGAGCTAAATAGGTTGCGTAGTGGGGCATTCTCGTTGACGATACGTGTTAGGTCGCCAATCCATGCCTTCTGCATTACAGCATCGGCGGAAGTTCCACCTGTGTATGCACGTACTTCTGCTTCATCGTTCTTAGCGATTAGCTTAATAACTTCACCAGCAGAGCGAGTGTCTACCTTTGGTGCAGCTTCAATAGTGGAGAGAGTGGAAACCTTGCGCTCCAAAGACTCAATGGTTTCCTTCATCTCAGATAGCTCAACGTTATCCACGTCAATCATCCTTTCGTTAATAGGAGCTAGTTCCTGTGCTGCCTCATTGGCATTACGCACTTCCTCAACCTTGGCTCCCTCATAGGCTGGGATTGGAACAATGGAGACCTCACGAACGTCAATCTTTGTTCGTACTACGGTTCCGTCTTTGTCCTCACGCTGTTCAACTGGCATGAAGCCAATTGAGAAACGGTCTAGGACACCATCACGTAGCAGGGTGTAAACCTCATCACCACGGGAAGTCTTAGAAATCTTGGCTGTGATTGACCAGCCGGCTTCTGTGTCACGAGAGTCAATGACCTTGCCGATTGGCTCATCGTGCCCATAGAACAACTTGATGTTGTCCCTAGGCATGACTGCGTTAGGGGCAATCATTTCCTTGTATCCGCCAACGTCTACCGCGTCATTGAAGGGGACAGCTAGTCCACTTACGATGCGCTCTTCTGTATCTACATTGGCTCTAAGTTCAAACTGTCGCGTCAACATTTGCTACGTCCTTCACTTCTAGAGGGTCTAGTCCCTCAATTGCTCGTACCTCATCGATCTTGAGGAAGCCAGCATCAATAGCTAGCTTGTGTGCCTCATAGCGAGTCTTGGTATCAACCCTGAGGAATGCCTCTAGATTGAACTTTGCCTTCTGGCTACCGGGTAGCAATTCAGAGAACGCTGTTTCAATCTCAGTGAGGTAACCCATGAGTCCGAACTCAACAAGCTGCAACTTCTCGTCTTGGAGGTTTGCGTATGTCATTGAGTTGCCCTCAACAGTTGCAAGCATCATTCGTAGGGGGATTCCGAACAGAGTTGCAATCTGCGTCTTGTTCCAGTTCTGGGACTCAATGAACTGTGCGTCCTTTGGGGACAAGTAAATTGGTGTGTAAGTGAGTCCGCTATCTAGTACCGCTGTGGTTCCACCCTGAACGCTTGAATGCCACTGGGTCTTTAGTAGCGCTGCGTCCTCTGCGTTGAGTGGTGTGTCTGTCTTGAGGTAGCCGTTAGGGACACCAGAAGTCTCAAACCAGTTGGTTGCATAGGTGTTGGTGTCCAGTGCTCCCCTGAGGTCAGCCTGAGCAGCTTGGATTGGTCCCAGACCCTTTACGTTGCCGGGAACACGTAGAAGCTTTAGGTGTCGAATGTCAGCAGGCTTGTAGTCAGTTCCCAAGTAGCTGTACTTGATTGCCTTGCCGCGTGTGTTGGTTTCAATCACAACATCAAGAGGGTTGAATACCTCAAGGTTGGTTACACGGTTCTGAGCATCACGAGACACCAGCCAGTAGGCATTGCCGTTCAGAGCCAGTGATACAACTGACTGCTCAAGGAACGCTGGGAACGAATCGTTAATGTCAGGACGCTTGATAAATGCAGGAGCGTCAATGGCTGTGCTTCCTCGGAACACATCGATGCTCAACTGCTTTGATGCAATCGCGTAGATGCTGATTGCCCTATAGACAGCAGAAAGCCCTAGAGCATCACCAGTAGTTACGCTTCTTGTGGAAACGTCTCTACGGGGTTGTTCTAGGGCTGTAGATGGGTCACTAGGCAACGGTTCATTAACTGAACCAGAACGTTGCTGAACACCTGTATTGTCTGCCTCTGCGCCATACCAGACATCGTGCCAAAAACCCATTCGTGCCTTTCGTTTATCTATTTACAGTATAAACGTAGGTACACGATTATGAAATTGTTCAGTGAATGGTAGGTCTGGTTAGGTTGTAGTTCTCTACTGCATAGATGCCAAACGCTGTTGCACGTACAGCATCGATAGTCACGGACTTATCCTTGCGGAATATCTTGAAGCTATCTCCTACCGTCTTGCGGATAGTGTTGGGAATCTGGAAGGACATTAGAGGGTCACTTCCATGCTTCACCTTGCGTTGTGCAAGCTTGGCATAGAACAGGGCACTAGCTCCTAGTACGTCTCCACCATTAAGGGTCTTCACTGGATACCCCGTTGACTTGAGCCTTTCAGCTAGACCCTTCAATGCAGGGCTTGCATCAATGACGTAGGCAAGTGGCTTGTACCTGTAGAGCCACCTACATAGTTTCTCTAGAAGCTCTGGTGTGGGCTGAGGGATACTTGCTACTAGCTCCGTGTAGTAGAAGCCCTCAGACTTAATTGTGCGTGTGATGGTGGCATAGCGCATATCAGCGTCAGCATCAATGGTGAAGTAGACGTGACCCTCAGGGAAGGACTCATCAACAGACCTTGCGTTCTGTGCCCACATAGCTCCTGTTACAAAGCTTTGGTCACTACCGCTCACAAATCGATTGAGCTTGTACCTGATTGCTTGGTCAGGTGGAAGGGTCTTGAACTCCTGAATGGTGACCTCCATATCCACACGTCCAGATGCAAGAGCAGGATTAGCAGCAATGAGGAATTGTGCAAGCTGTTCATCTGAGTCAGGGATGCTTCCCTCTGGTGCTTCCCACAAGAAGAATCCAAAGCCTTGCACTTCTCCTGCAATGGCCTTGTCTCCAAGTTCGTACAAGTGCTTGAGCAACACTGAACTTTCGTCACCAGCAGTTGTAATGCCAACAATCAATGTGTCAGGACGTGCACCAGTACCGTTTACAAGTGCTGTCCAAAGTTCCATCTTGAGCAAGTGGACCTCATCGACGATGCCAAGAGCTACAGGAATACCTTGTAGTGCTGCGTCCTTAGCTGGCTTGACGTTGTACCTTGCTCCGTTGATTCCCTTGGTTCCTCTTGTACCTGTTGCCTTGAACTCATCCTGCAACCAGCCAGTCCTATCAATGGCAATGCGTGTCCTGTCGTAAACGAAGTCAGCCTGTTCCCTTGAGGAAGCAATGCCAATAATCCAAGAGTCCTGACCAAGTAGAAGTCTCCACAAGGCCAGAGCAGCAGCAAGTTCTGTCTTGCCGTTCTGCCTTCCCATGGAAATTAGAACCTGTCGATACCTCAGGTGTCCATTGTGAAGCTCAGTCATACGACGTAGAAGGTCTACCTGCCATGCCTCTTGCTCATACTTATATGCCTTGAGCCAGACACGTTGAATGACTTGCAGGTAGGTGAACCCTTCTGCATATTCAAGGTCTAGAGCACTGGTGAAGTCCTCTCTAAGTGGTTGGGTATGTCGTGTGAAGGTCATCTGACCATGAACTCCCCAAGCTTGCTACCTTGCTTGGTTTCAGGGGCACGAGCAAGCAACGCACGGTATGCAATACCGAACGGACCAATGATTGAGCCAACCACACCATTGCTGTCTAGTTCCTCTGCCATCTGGTAAAGGCTTGCAACTGCAATCCCATCAACGGGTGACAACCAATCAGCGTTGGTCACAAACTCATCTACGCTATCAACAAAGCTCTTCATCCTAATATGTTCCTTTCTCAAACATTTTGGACACAATCCGTGTAAACATCTTCTGGGGCGGGGTGTCCGCATACGTCATTCAAAAAACCAACGTCACTCGTTAGCTCTGCACTAGCGCTCACGTCATCACTATCTTTGAATCTGAGAGCCTTGGAGTCTTCATCCCATAGGATTACTTGGGTAGTACCCTCCAGTGCGTTACAGACAAAGCCAATGTCATGCACGCTTAGTATCCTTTGGCTTCCAGTCATAGAACACTGTCTGCCTAGGCTTAGGGATGACAGGAGCAGGTACGAACCTAGACGTAACCTCAAACTTAGGATTAGGAACATAGGTCTTAGGGTTGCCAAGCTTATACGCGAGAATCTTTTGCTTGCTCTTGCTCATGTCGTATGTGCCTGCCATCCTTATCCTTCCTCAATCGTTCCTCTAGTCTCTGTAATGCCTTAACGTCTTCATACAATGGGTAGCTCATCTGTACCCCCTGAAAAGCTCTGTGTGTAGCCATAGCCTGCGCTCTATCAATCTGTCTTGCTTCCTACCGTTGCAAGTACGACAGGATGCAACCAAGTTCCATGCATCATCTGTGCCTCCTGCTGCCTTAGGTACGATGTGGTCAGCAGTTGCGTCTGCTCCCTCAAGATGCTTATTACAGTAAGCACACAGCCAACCATCACGGTTCAAGACATAGAGTCTTACCGCATCCCACTTGGCTCCTTGAGAGCTTAACTTTGACATAACACTATTTTCTCATGGTGCATGGCAATATGAAACGAAGGCTGTAGATGCTCTCCCTTGGTCACTGTCTTGTCCTAGGAAGCTCTAACAGGGTCTAGGGGTACATCTGTGTACCCCCGCTATGCTCATGCCCTCAGATTTAACTATGCGTTGCAATGCACCTACGGCGCATGACACTAGCCATAGATGATGATGGAGCTACTGCATACCCGTAATTTCACATGACTTACCCTTCTGCTACCATTGGGGGAGTAAGAGGGGGTCTCAAGTTAAGAGGTTGGTTCGGGGGACATGTATAGAACATACAAACCTAGATACCTCTTGGATGAAGAGATGAAGTAAGTTACATGGCTCGAACGTAGTGAGAGACATTGAGCGAAGCGATACAAGTACACATAGTTTTCTAGATGCTCTGTTTGAGGTTAGTGGTGTTCCCTCACAGAGCATTTAGATTGTTTAGCCTTGTCAATCTAGGAATGCATAGGTTGAACGGGTACTTTTTGAAACTGTGTTATACTTAAGGAGTGGCAATGGAACAGCCCAAGGCAATCAAGCTAAGACCTTAAAGGTTCCAATAAGCATTTAGGAACACCATGAACACCAACACATGCAGCAACGAAGGTTGCAACGAGAACGTACTTTGCAAGAATGTATGTAAGTCCTGTTACCACAAGGCATACTACGCAAAGAACATTCGTAAGCCCAAGGCAATCAAGGTAATTCATCAATGCTTGTTTGATGACTGTGGCAATGACGCTAGGGTCAAGGGCTTCTGTCTAACTCACTACTACAAGACCAGCAGGAACATTCGTGTATCCATGGTTAAGGTCTTCTCTCCTTCTGACATGGAAGTGTCAACAGCAGACGTTACCTATATGGGTGCTCATAAGCGTCTTGAGAACTACCGTGGTCTAGCTGCTCTTTATGAGTGCCCTTGTGGAAAGCCAGCAGAACAGTGGGCACATAACCACTCAGATAACGAGAACACTCGTCAGGAACTCAAGAAGAACTACCAAGGCAACCTAGTTCTCATGGATTACAGCTTGAGCATCTGGGATTACATGGCTCTCTGCCGTAGCTGCCATACCAAGCTAGATAGGTTCAATCAGCCATTGCTACATGACTACGAGGTAGCAGCATGAACCTTCAAGAGTTCAAGGATGCAATGGGCATCAAGGAAGCTACTTACATCAAGGGTTCTGAACTAGACCCATATCCATACCGCGTTGGTTCCACAGAACGTATCCACGCAACTTCTGACACTGTTGACTTAGTGTTCATTCTCAAGGCACAGGGAATGAATCAAAGGCAGATTGCACAAGAGATGTGGATGGACCAAGCAACGCTATCCAGACTTATCAACCGTCATAAGGACAGACTATGAACACCACGCTAGAAGAGATGATTGCTCGCATTGACGCAAAGTTCGCAAAGCTAGATGCGCGAATTGATGAATTAATGCGCAGAGTGCAAGCAAGTTAAATCGTAGACACGCAAAAAGGGCACCTAAGGTATCACTACCCCAAGTGCCCTTTAGGCTGTCCTAGGACATTACATAGCAGTATCAAACAGGGTCATACGGTCACCACCAAACTCTGCATAGATGCGCAAGGTAGTTGAGATATCGCTATGGCGCATCTGTCGTTGAACGATGGGAAGAGGTACACCTTGACGAATCATGAAGGTTGCACACCAATGCCTGAGGCTATGAGGATTGACCAGCTTGCCTAGGTAACGCTTAGACGTGTAGTGCAGAGCAGCACGTACGTTGGTTGGCACATAGTCAGGAGCAACCTTAGGCAATAGCTCAGCAAGCCATGGAGGGCAGTCAATGACAGCAGGGATGCTCTTAGGCTCTCTAACCTCTGTAACCCTTCTACCGTCTTCTACCCACTCTGCTACCTGCTCTTGAATGAAGATGCGTCCTCCCGGCATTAGGTCTTGCTTGGATACATGGCAAGCTTCACCAAGCCTCA